TTTTAGATGCTGGTATTCTTGCAGAGTAGAATGGCTTAACCTCAACGGATACTCCACCTTCGAGTTTAATTAACTCTACACCTGCCTTTTGCATTAAGTTTGGAATTGTTTGCTCAGAAAGAGTAGTTTCAACATCTTTTAACTTCTTTAGTTCTTCTTCAGTCGCTTCTATTTTTTTCTGAGTTTCCAATAACTTTTTGCAAGAATCGGTAATGTTCGTTGACATTGCCAAGTCTATCCTTACGATAGATTCTGCTTCTAAGTCCATAAGAACCTCCTTGTGCGAATCAATATATTATTTAATTGAAGTTTGCAAATAAATAAAATAAAAAAATTCGCAATGTATAATTATAAAACAGAACCGTTCAAACATCAAAGGCAAGCACTACGTGAAGGTGCAAAAGATTATAACTTTGCATATTTTATGGAGATGGGAACTGGTAAGACTAAAGTAGCTATTGATAATGCAGCTTATTTGTTTCAAGATAAAAGAGTTGATTTCGCCTTTGTTATTGCACCTAATTCTGTTTATCGTAATTGGTTAAAAGAAATACAAACACATTGTCCTGAAGATTGTAATATTTTTATTTGGAAAGTTACAAAAGAAAAAAAATTTAAATTAGATCCTAATAAACTTACATTTATATTGATGAATGTAGAGGCACTTTCTCATGACTCTGGTAAAAAATGGTTGGAAGAAAAGCTTACAAAGTATGGTATGCGGTCTATTATTATTGTAGATGAAAGCACTACTATCAAAAATTTAAAAGCATCAAGAACAAAAACAATTGTAAAACTTGGACAATTGGCAAGATATAAGAGAATTCTTACAGGATCTCCTGTCACTAAATCTCCATTAGATTTATTTTCTCAATGCGCTTTTTTAGATAAGAAACTATTAGGCTATGATAACTTTACTGTATTTAAATCTAGATATGCAGTGATGTACAATATTGAAAAAGGTGGATACAAGATACAAATTCCTAAATATTATGTAAACTTAGATGAACTTGAATACAAACTAAAACACTTTTCATATAGAGTAAGAAAAAAAGAATGTCTTGATATACCTGATAAAATGTACATTCAAAGACATGTTGATTTATCTGCAGAACAAAACAAAGCTTACCAAGAATTAAAGGTATTGGCCATGGCTAAGATACAAGATGAGAAAGTTTCTTTTAATAACAAACTAACTGAATTGTTAAAGTTACAACAAGTAACAAATGGTTTTGTTAAAACTAATGATGATAAAATAGTAGAATTTAAAACTAATCCTAAACTTAATGAACTCATGAATATATTGGAGGAGACTGAGGACAAGTGTATAATATGGGCCAATTACGTACACAATATAGAAATGATTAAAACTAAACTTAGGGAGACATATGGCGCAGACTCAGTGGTTTCGATATACGGAAAAGATTCTGTTGAAGTTCGTAACGATGCTGTTGAAACTTTTCAACATAATGATCGATGTCGCTTCCTCGTTGGTAATCCTACCGTTGGTGGTTATGGTCTTACCCTTACTGCTGCTAGGCATGTTATATATTTTAGCAATTCTTATAATTTGGAAGTCCGTTGGCAAAGCGAAGATCGTGCTCATAGGCATGGTCAAACTGGTCAAGTCACAATTATAGATATTATAGCTAGAGATACTATTGATGAAATGGTTCTTAATTCTTTAGAAAACAAAATAGAGTTGTCTGCTAAAACCTTGGGAGAGCAAGTTCAGAAGTGGCTTTAACTTCTAATGTACATATGGTGTCATTGTGTTGAGATCCATGATTTACTAATAAAATTTTTTCTATTTCAAAACTATTCTTTTTACCGATACCACCTGAGTTCCAACCAAATGAAATTACCTTACCATTTGGTTTTATTATTCTAGCTATTTCTTTTTTACAGTTAGACCAATAACTATTATTCATTGGATGATCTAATGATAGACCATTACTATGATACATTTCTTTTAGTTGACGTTGAGAATATGGTGGATCAAACACAAGACTTAATTTTGAATTAGTTTCAATTTTTTTTAAATATGTAATTGCATCTTCCTTAAATGGATATGGAAAAGGATCTATATAATCTGATCCTATATTTTCTTTTATAAATTCTTTAATAGGCTTAATGTCAAACGTTCGATGGTTTGGCATCGCCCAAACTCTTTTTATTATCATGGTATTTTCTTACTCTTGTTAGCCACTTCTCTTCATACTCTTTTAATTTTACCTCGTCCATCTTAAACTCTTGGTAGATCACATCTTTAGTACAAATACATATAAGGCCTTGTGTTATTGGTCCATATTGTTTTTTGTGGGCAAGTGAATATGCTGCTATTTGATAATAATAATCTTCAACAAATTCCTCTCTTTTAGGTTTATTACTTTGTTTGAAGTCTAATATTGTAGGCTTATCATCATATATACCCACCACATCAGTGGCTCCTGCCCATAAATCTTCATATGCTAGACAAACCTCATTACCATATACTATTTTTAGCTTATCTAGATTATTGACAATTTCATGTGCCATTAGACGTGCCTGAGCCCCCTCTGGAGAGAGATTTAGGTATCCACGGCCATCTATGTAGTTTTCAAGCACATAGTGCATCTCCGTCCCTCTGAGAGCTGCCTGAGAGGTAATTCTAGCTGCTTCTTGATATCCGACCCTTTCTCTCCAAGCATCCAATCCTGCTTTCTTTTCTTCAGATTGTGTGGCAGATAATATGGTAGTAACACTAGGTATTTTCTTGTCCCCTACATTATAGTGCCGTGAGCCGAGGTCGTTGTCTCGTGTATATTTCTGGTAATCGTATTTAGATTCTCTTTTTAAATCAGTAATTATAAAACTGTTATTTTCTCTGATAAGACGCACAAGGTCTTTTAATTTAATTTCAATATAAGAGCAACAATTATTCCTATCATAGATGTCATCAAAAAGCCTGTAGATGCTATCATAATCTTTTCAAGCCTATGAATATCTTGGTGTACGTCATTTATTTTTTTGTTAGTTTCTTCTTGCATAATTCTACATAACTTCTCATGATCATCTATTCTTTGATGAGCAAGGGTATCTTTATTAGATTGTTTTCTTGGCACTTACTATTCCACCTTTATTAAATAAATTTAAGGCTTGTGCTAATTGTGGATTTGATGCACCAGTTGGAGTAGCTCCACCTCCTTGGTTTATTACAGGAAAGTTGCCTTGTGATACATTAGGTAATGGTACACTTTCTGCTTCAGCTAAAGCACTTGGTTCACCACCTTCTTTTATTGCTTCTTCATATAATTCTAATTGTGCTAATGCCTTATCTTTTTCTTCTTCAGGTATATATCCATCACTAAACATTCTACCAATTAACTGTCTCATAGCTGCAGCAGATTTAGGTGCACTTGGTGCTTTGTAAGAATCAAAAATTAATTTTTGAAATTTAGGACTTAATAAACCTTTAGCTAAAAAAGCTGGAGTAGCTAAAACTGCAACAGCAGGTAAAATATTACCAGTTGCTAAACCAAAACCAGCTCCACCCAATTGTAATAATTGACCAGCTGCACCCGCTTGTTTTAACTGAATAAATACACCACCGGGTAGACCTTTCATTCTTGTTAAATCTCCTTGTGCAAATGCTAAAGTTTTAATTAATTTATTTATCTCTCCAATCTCATCTTGCGAAAATAATTTTTTCATACTTAATGCTTGTTTTTCTAATCGAGCTGCAAAATCTTTACCTTTAATTATAGTACCAAATTGTGGATCTATTTCTTTAGATGCTTCTAATGCTTGATTTAAAAACTGCCCTTTAAAAGATTGAAGTAAGTCATCAGATTGTTTTTTTGTGATTTGTCTAACAACTCCATTTTCATCTACATATTTTGTAAATTTAGGAAGGCTTTTAATTTGTTCAGCAACCTTACCTACTAAATCTGATTTATCTCCTGTTTTAAAAACTGCAGAAAATATATCACCAATATCTTTATTGGCTCCTACACCCTTTGCTAATACTGCATTTAAACTTCCTCTTTGAAAAATATCCATACCGCCTTCATAAAATTCATTTGCCTCTTGTAAAAATTTTCCTGCTTGTGGATCTAATCCACTTTTAGTTAAATTTTCTGGAGATAATGTATCATCAAAAACTCGAACTAATTCACTTAATTGGCCTGCAGCTTTACTTTGGCCAGAAGCTCTTAACGCTTGTAATTGACCAGCAAGATCAGATCTAATTGCACTAGCTTGTGCATAACTTAATTTGCCACCATATTCAGTTGCAGCTTGTTCAAATTTTCTATTTATAACTCTAAGTGTAGGGGTCAAAGGATTAGCTTCTTCAATACCTAAAGCTGCCTGTTGTCTTAATTTAATTAATGTTTCTTGTAAACCTCCTTTACCAGCAATTGGTAATACTGGCATCATTTTCGTATTTTTTCCAGACGCATTAATTAATGCATCATCTACTCTTTTATACATTGCATCAGATGCAGTTTTAAACATTCTGTCTGCATCAGTAATTGTTTTGAAAAAGAAATTACCTAAAGCTTCTTTGTCAGTAATTTTTACTCCATTAGCAGTTATAGCTTGAAAACTATCTACAATATCTCTTGAAACAAAAGAACCTATTGCTTGTGCAGATCCTCTTCTTCTTTCTAATGCACCCCCACCAAATAAAGCTTTTGATACAACGTTCTCTATAATATTTAGTGTTCTATTTTCTGTTTTTACACCTGGGGTTAGACCCTTTTGCATTTCTTGTGCAGTGTCTTTTAACGATTGAAATTTGGATTCAGGAATATTATTTTTTTTCATAAAATCTTTTATAGCTGTATCATCAACAGTTCTCTTTGCTTGTAGTTCTACTTGTTCTTTTATAGGTCTAATTGCACCATCAGCAGTCTTAGCAATAAAGTTAGCTCCAGCTTTACCATATAAAATTTCATTGGCTTTCATTCTTAATGTGCTTTCAGCTTCGTTAGCACCCTCTAATAATTTTGCATATCCTTCAGGTTTACCTAAAATTTTTGAAACATACTGACCACCTTTAATTACTATTGGTCCACCAATAAGTTCTGCTGCTGCTCCTTCAGTTGCAGCTCTTACAACTTCTTTAACTACATTTTCTTTTGGATCAAATGTTTGTGCAACAATAGCACCAGCACCACCACCAGCTGCAGCTCCAGCTGAAGTTTTAAGTAATGCTTTTATAAAAGGTTGTGATAACATACCAACCCTTCCAGCTATACCTGGTAAAAATTTAGCACCAGTTCCTAATGCACCAACAATAGATAAACCAGCTTCTGTAAGAATTCTTCCAAACGATGGATCGTTTGTATATTTTTGTGTAGCTTCGTCAGCAACAGCATCACCTACTAGATTACTATTGATTTCAGATAAAGCCTCTCCAATCTTTTTACTTTCTTCAGCAGTAGGAGTTTCGCCCTCTATGTTTACAACACCAAGACCTTTTACATTTATTTGTCCCATGTTAATCCTTTACTAAGTTGCCTGACTCATCAAAAGAATAAAAGTCTAAGCTTTGATCATATGTTATATCTTGTGCGTTGATACCAAATTTAGTGAATGCTGAACTATAATAATCTACAGTATTGGGATCTACTACAACACCGCCAGCACCTAGTCTGTCATCTAATTGTTGAATTTTATTTTTTGCAACTTTAATTTTTTCAACAATTACATTTTCAGGATCGTTTATTGATGGCAAGATAGCGTTGAAACTAGCTTCTTCTAATGGACCTACTTGTGCACCCCTTAGTGCAGCAATAGCTTCTTTTCTAAATGTTTCTAGTTTTGTGTTGAAGTTTGCAGCTTTAGGATTTAATCCAAGTGCTGCTGTTGCTTTTGCAATACGACCAGCTATAGGACCAGATTCTGCACCTTCTTGTATATCTCTTAAAATATCATCAGCTGCACTTAACGTAGTATATCTTTTTCCAGCTTTTTCTCTTTCACCAAAAGTAGGTTTATCTTTAATATCAACAACCTCTCCATCTTTTACTTTTACAATTAATCTATCTTTTACATTATATCCAAGAGATGCTTTTTCCGCATCAGTTGCAGCTCTAATACTTTCTGTGCTTTTTTTATTTTTCTCTTTCTCTTCTTGTATCGCAATTAAAGTTGAAGGTAATTTTTCTGCACCTTCTCCAACAGATCTAAGCACACCAGTTAAAAGACCCTCTCCTTGTCTTTGTGTTGATTTTAACAAAGGAGCAGCAAAGGTTGCTGCAATGATAGCTTTTTCTCTAGAGGACATACCACCTTCTTGAAAATGTTGAATATTAGCAATACCACCTTTATTAAATGCTTTAGGCTTATGCATTTTAAAATATCTATCTCTAAACATTTTTCTTGTTAATACTTTTTCCATGTTACCTCGGTTGCATTAAGTTATATGTTGAGTAAGCTCCTAATCCAGCCCCAAGAGCTTGTCCTAAAGGATTAGCACCGGGAGCCGTGGAAGCTGTGATCGTACTCGTTGCAGTTGGTAAGTTTGTCATGATACCTTTTAAGAATTCTATTCTTTGGAATGGTTCATACGATCTTTGTAAAGCAGTTTGTCTTTGTGCCTCTAATTGAGATTGTCCAATTCCTCTTTGAATTGCACCAGCTTGAAGTTGCGCTTGAATATCTGCAAGAGACATAGCTTGTTGTTGAGCACCTAATTGACCTAACGCTTGGCCTGCAGCCAACTGTTGTTGTCTTTGTGTTTGTGCAGCACCTAGTGCAGTTTGAAATCCTTGAGCTTGAGCTTGGCCTACTTGAGCTAATCTAGCTCTTTCTAATTCAGCTTGAGCAATACCTTGTCTTCCTCCACCGAAAGCACCACTTGCAACAGCTTGAGCACTTAATTGATTTTGTGCCATTTGTGATTGTCTATTTATTTCATCTGTTACATAAGATTGAAAAGGATTAAAAAATTGAGAAATGTTTGGAGCAGCTTGTGCTCCTTGTAAAGCAGTTATTCCAGCACCAACTGTAGGAGCACCAACACCTACTTGTCCAGCTTGTCTTATAGCAGCTTGTTCAATTCCTGAAATAGGCGCAACTTGAACTGCGGGTAAATTAACTGGTTGTGCAGCTAACCTTGCAGCTTCATCATATAAAGAAAGTTTTCTAGCTTCAACTCCAGGTGCTTCTCTTTGTGTAACTGTAGAACTTCCAGTTGTTGTTGGAGCTGAACTCCCTCCTCCAAATATAAAACTCATTATTTAATCTCCTTTGTATATAAATATCTTTTTACTTCCCAACCTTTTGTTTTTAAAAAAGGTTGCCATCCTGGTCTTGCATGTACCGCAATTTTTTTACACTCATTAATCCTTGCTACTCTTTCAATTGTATCAGCTAACTCATCTTGCCAAAGTTCTCTTTTTTCTCCTTTAAGAAGAATAACTTCACATTGAGAATAATTTGGCAGAGGCATAATTCTTAAAACACAAACTCCAAATACTTTGTACTTAACACCATCGTCTGAACCAAACATCATAAATAAGCCAGCTTTTTCATTTTTGATATATTCTTTTAATTCTTTAATTGACATAGGATCACCATCATATTTTAATCCCTCTCTCAACATGAATTCACAAAGATTCCAATATTGATCTAAAATTTTTGGATAGACTTCTAAAACTTCTACCCCTTTTTTAATTTGTTTTTTTGCTTCCATTTGTTATATCGTAAATTCTTTTTAATTGTTTTTGTTGATTATAGAAAAAGTCTGCACCAGCTTTTCTCATACCTTTAAAATTTTTTGGATCAGCTCCTGACATTATACCAGCTCCTAATACTGCATCTGCTCTTGATACAAATTCTCCGTCTGCTAATTGGGCTAACATTGTGTCTTCATCTTTATCACCAACACCAGCTCCATCTTCTACATATCCTGATGCTCTAACATAATTGTTAACATCGTTTTCATCGTGGTCAACTTTTGAAGGTAAATAATTTACACCACCTTCATTATACTTTGGTAACATTGTAGCTAAGCCACCTTCATTAGCATAAAACATGTTAGAACCTGTGACTTCGTCTCTTGTCGGCATTGCTTCACTCAAAGAAACAGGAGTAAATGCATCTTTTAATTTTCCTGATTGTTCTTCATAGGCTTTTTTATAGTCTTCTTCAGTAAACATAGGTTTAACTGGTTCCTCTTCACCCATTAAAAATGGTGTAAGTGCAGTTGCTCCTAAAACTTTAGCAGTTGTCGATGCACCCTTAATACCACTTGGTTTTATGAGATTAGCTTCTTCTAATAATTTTTTACCAGCTTCTGTATCAACTCCTTTTTCTTTAGCTGCATCTAAAAGTAATTTATACTTATCTTTATCTCCTTTTTGACCAATAATGTTACTTAAAAATTTTGAATCTCCTACTCCAGGTATACTACTAAAAGGAGTACCTCTACCAATACTTCCTATAAAACCTTGTCCTGATTGAGCTGCTGTACCAAAAGCCCCAGCTTTTGAAAGTGCACCTATACCAAAAGATGTACCACCTACAAGTGCAGCATCTTGCAAAGCTGTTCTAGTTGATTTTCCTCTAAGTTTTTGTACGCCAAATGTGGCTAATGCAAGTGTAAATGGATCCATATACTATTTTCCCTAATAATAGCATATATTACCATTTTACTTGGTTGATATCAACTCATCGTAAAACTTGCCTTGGTATTGATGTTCTCCAACATGGACAATAGCGTCATTTACATACGCATAACATTTACCACCCAAGTCTCTCCATAGTTTACAAAAGGCAAAGTCTTCTCCATTATAAGTTTTTTCTTTGGGATCATGTAATGTATCAAAGAAATTCCACATGTTTGGTTTATTTACATATTTTCCATTTATTACTGTCTTTTGAACTATTTCTTTATCAGGATACTTTTCAATCATTTTTTCTATAACTTCTCTTTTGATCAGCATACATCCTGTTGGAGAATCAGTGACTTCCATAACACCTTTATTCAAATTAATATTATTTACATCAGGTACTTTCATAGGATAAGTATGTAAGGATCGTCTTATATCATCAGGGGATTTTATTCTACCCTCTTTCATTTTTTGAAATGCTTTATCCCACATTAAAGTTTTTAAAGGATAAGGCACAGATATAATATGCTTATCTGCTTTTAACATTGTAAATATAGATTTACCTTGAAAGTAAATATCAGAATCAATAAATAACAAGTGTGTAGCTTTGGACTCTAAGAATCCAGCTACAGATAGATTTCTACCTTGTGTCACTAAAGATGATTTAATTAAATGAAAAGATACTTTTAATTTTTTATTAAAACACATTTGTTGAAACTCAATTAATGCTTGTGTGTAGTGTATAGATACCTCACTATGGACTGGTGTAGCAACAAACACTTCAACATCTTTATATTGGTCTAAATTTTCTTTCCATAAAGGTTCAATTGCTTTTTCATAATTAGATTGTGGTTCTATGTTTACTTCTTGTAAAGTTTGATAGGTATCTTCATTTATATATTTATTGCTTGACACGTAAGGCTCCTTTCAAAAAATTTTCCCATTCCATACCTTTTATATCCCAATGATAAAATTTTTTATAGTATTTTTGTTGTTCATCTAAATGATTTTGTATTTCATCTGTGTGTAAATATTCAGACGCTGAATCAATTGCACTAGCTATAGAAACAGCTAATAGTTTTAAATTTCCTGTATAGTTTACATATACTGGCCACTCTGCGCATGTCTCAGGTAAGGCTCCAAAATTTGTGGTTATTACATGAAGACCTGAAGCTAAAGCCTCTAATGCAGATGCACAAAAAGTCTCTTCAAATATAGATGGATAAACAAATAAATCATAATCTGTCATATGTTCAAGTATATATTCGTTAGGTTTATAACCTATGTAATTTACATTAGGTAATTTTTTAGCTTGTTCAAATAACTCTTCTGTATCTTTATTTACTCTATTAGCAAATTCACTTCCATATACTTCATTTGAACTGTAGACGTCTAAAATTACATTTTTATTTTTTACGTACTGCATTGCTAGTAATAACACATTTAGTCCTCTCCAAGGGGTACAGTGGTGTATTATTTTAATTGGATCACCTTGATTATATTTTTTTCTTTTTGGAAAATG